TTACTTCGGCTTGCCGACAAATGTCGCTCAAGCTTTGTCGGTGAATGCATTGCCTTTCCGGGCTTATAACCTTATTTACAACGAATGGTTCCGCGATGAGAACCTTCAGGATTCTTTGTCAGTTCCGACAGGTGACGGTCCTGATCAGCTGACGGATTACACGCTTGTTCGTCGCGGCAAGCGACATGATTACTTTACGTCTTGTTTGCCTTGGCCGCAAAAAGGTCCTGGTGTAGAAATTAGTATTGGCGGTTCCGCTGAGGTTAATTTTAATGGTGGTTTGACTATTTCCTCTCCGCCTACCTTTAAGACCACTGGCGGTGCTAATACGCGTTATGGCATTTATTTGTCTAATAGTAATGGTGAACAGCTTTACTTGGATGAGAGTGGCTCTGTTGGGAATAACAGCACTGGTGTTACTTGGCGTGATCCTGGTTTAGCTTTGCCGACTGCTACTGCTGATCTTACTTCAGCAACGCCTATCAGCATCAATGATCTGCGTGAAGCATTCCAGATTCAAAAGCTTTATGAGAGAGATGCTCGCGGTGGTACCCGCTACACGGAAATTCTCCGCGCCCATTTTGGCGTAGTGTCGCCTGATGCTCGGCTTCAGCGTCCTGAATACTTAGGTGGCAGTAGCTCGCGCATTTCTATTAATCCTGTCCAACAGACTTCTTCAACGAATGAAACTACTCCCCAGGGTAATCTGGCGGCGTATGGTGTTGCTGGCGATACTTTCCATGGCTTTACTAAGTCTTTTGTTGAGCATGGGTATGTAATCGGTCTTGTTAATGTTCGTGCTGACTTGACATATCAGCAAGGCTTGCCGCGCATGTGGTCTCGTAAAGGTCGCTTTGACTTTTATTGGCCTGTCCTTGCGCATCTTGGTGAACAGGCTGTTCTCAATAAAGAGATTTATGCGCAAGGCACTGATGATGACGATGATGTGTTTGGTTATCAGGAGCGCTGGGCTGAGTATCGCTACTTCCCTGGTACGATTACAGGCAAGTTCCGCTCGACTGATCCTCAGCCGCTTGATATGTGGCATCTGGCGCAGAAGTTTGATTCCCTGCCGACTTTGTCTTCACAGTTCATCGAAGACAATCCCCCAGTGGCTCGCGTTGTCGCTGTGACTGACGAGCCTCAGTTCCTTTTTGATAGCTGGATGCGTCTAAAGTGCGCTCGGCCCATGCCTGTCTATAGCGTCCCTGGTCTTGTCGATCACTTCTAAGGAGTAATTATGGGATTCGGTGCTATTGCTGGTGCTGTTGCTGGTGGTGCTATGTCGCTTGGCTCTTCGGCCTTGTCGTCATATCTTTCCTACAAACAGCAAAAAAAGATAATGCAAAACAGGCATCAATGGGAGGTTGATGACTTGCGTAAAGCTGGTTTAAATCCCATTCTGTCTGCAGGTGGTTCTGGTTCGCCTGGCAATGCGCCAATTGTCAATCTTGATGCTTCTGGGTTTGAAAAAGGTTGGCATGCAGGGCTTGCTAAGGATATGACTGAAGCTCAGGTTAATACAGCGAAAGCTACTGCTGATCTTGAAAAAGAAAAGGTCAACTCTGAAAAACAGCTTCAGCAGGTTTACTTAAATCAGGGCGTGAAGGATTTCAATGCGGCTCAGCAACTCGGTTTGCAGAATGATCGGCTTAGGTTGACAAATAAGATATTGCAACAGCAATACAACTATATGCAGAATCATCCTAAGGCCCGTGATTTCGGCAATTGGTTCCAACTTGTTAACCCTTTCAACTCAGCCTCGAGTTTTGCGGTTGGCGCTTCTGCATTGATGCGATGATCGATACTGTAGTTAATTTCGTGAAGGTTTTGCTTACAGGTGCTTCTGCTATCTGGGAAGCCTTTAAGCAACTTAAGAATCTTTTTAAATAGTAGGAGTGGCGATTATGGCAAAGCGTCATAAGATGTCAAAGCGACAGAGTAAGAAAGTCTTTAAAAAAGGCGCTCTTCGCACTAAGTCCCTGAATCTTCGCGCCGTGCCGATGCGCGGCGGCTTCAGGATCTAATTAAAATGCCCCGAAGATCGGTAAATCTTCGGGGCTTTGTTGTCTTTGTTTTGTAGGAGTAGACAACTATGACATGTTATCACCCTTGGCTCGCTTGTCGTGGTCATGGCGAGAAGCTAGGTAGGTATGTCCCTTTCAATAGTACCTGGGCCATTCCTGGTACCGAAATTTGGCTCCCTTGTGGTCAATGCATTGGCTGTCGTCTCCAGCGGTCTCGTGAATGGGCCGCTCGATGTGTATTTGAAGCGTCTCGGCATGAGCATAATTGCTTCATTACCTTGACTTATGCTCCTGAATGCTTGCCGCCTGATGGCAGTTTGCATTATGAGGAGTTCCAGGCTTTTATAAAACGCCTTCGCCGTCGCGTTCAGTACCATTCCGATTTAAAGATTCGGTTTTTCATGTGTGGTGAGTATGGCGAGCATTTTTCTCGCCCTCATTATCATGCCATTATTTTTGGGTATGATTTCCCCGATAAAGTTTTTTGGTCTCGTAATAACGGTCATCCGCTTTATCGGTCTCCTATGCTTGAGGAACTTTGGCCTTTTGGGTACTGTACTGTCGGTGATGTGACTTTCGAAAGTGCCGCTTACGTTGCTCGGTATGTCACCAAGAAGATTACTGGCAAGGATGCCGATGATTGGTATCAGGGTCGTGAACCTGAGTTTTGTCAGTGTTCTCGCAAGCCTGGCATAGCTCGTGATTGGATTGAGGAATACATGAACGATGTCTTCCCTGTCGACAAGGTGATTTTGGCAAACAATATTATGATGCGGCCTCCCCGCTATTTCGATGCTGTTTTTAAGGAGTATGATGATGAGGCATTCGAGAAGATTCGCGACCAGCGAAAGGCTCGAGCAAAGAATTTAGAGAAGAAAGGCGAGCTTACTCGCCAAAGGCTCAAAGTGAAAGAACAATGCAAACTCATGCAAACTGACAAACTTAAAAGAGGTTTTGAAAGTGATTCTTAATGTCTATTCAGTTTTTGACGCAAAGCTTGCGGCTTACAATGTCCCCTTCTTTGCTCGTACTGATGCCGATGCAAATCGGTCTTTTGGTGATCTTTGTCTCGATCCTCGGTCACGTGTCGCCCTGCATCGCGAGGACTACAGTCTTTATCGTCTGGGTCAGTTTGACGATGAGACAGGTCTTTTGGTTCCGTCAACGCCTGTTTGCCTGCTGACGGCTTCGGCTATCGTTGTTCAGGATAGCGGCCGCGCGCCCCTACCTTCCGACTATGGCACTAGCGGCGCGGCCGCTGACAAGGCGGATGCCGCGTCAGGCCGTAAGGCAGATGAGGACTAGCAATGTCTGATATTTCAATTCGCATTGGTCTTCGGCATCGTCCGTCGCCTGGTATTGTCTTTGATGAGGCTTCCCGTACCCAACAGCATTTCAAAGATGAATGCGACATTGATCGCATTCTCAAGAAATACAACGAGACGGGTTTCCTCGTGTCTCCGCTTGAGCCGCGTCGCCCTGCGAAGTGGGGCGACTTCTCGTCGGTTGCCGACTACCAGGTGAGTATGAATCGGCTGGTTCAGGTGCAGGAAGCGTTTGATGCGCTTCCTTCTCGCGTGCGTGAGCGCTTCCGCAATGATCCCATGCAGATGCTGGCTTTCCTTGAGGATCCTGCTAACGAAGCGGAGGCAGTTCAGCTTGGTCTTGTCCAAGCGAGACCGAAGGAAGAGGCAGGAAGTGCCTCTAAAGTTGATCAGAACGCCTCATCTGGCGTTCCGCCGAATGCGGCTAATACTCCCCCATTAGCCGATCCTTCTAAAGCGTCCTAGACGCTTTTATGAGCCGCCGCAAGGCGGCCTTTTTTTCCATCGGAGCATCCTCTCATCCGACTGGAAACAACTCAGCACAGTTACCTTACTTGATGTAACTGTGCTGAGTGACACACGGCTCATGCCCTTGGTACCCGAGCGCCAACGAGCGCGCAGGGGCGCGAAGCGCTGTGTTCGTAGTGTTGTGAGCTTCGGAGCTCACACCGTGATACGGCTTCTGTCTGTATTTCAGTTACATTTGAAATATCCCATAAATATGGTATTGTTATGATGCTTCATCACATTGAATAGAAAAAAGATATTGTTCCCATTCTTTAGAGGTGTTATCTTTGATATGCAGAGATTGCATTGAGATCTTCATCTTTGGGTATTCCTCGGGTCGCCTCTGGCGGCCCTTTTTTTAAAATGGTGGTTTCGTATGCCTAAAAGTCGCGCGGCAAAACATTCACAGCATCTTTTCTCGCAGATCCCAGCCGCACAAATCCCGCGATCGGTCTTTGACCGTTCGCATAATTACAAGACGACGTTTAATGCTGGTTACCTCGTCCCGTTCTATGTAGATGAGGTCCTGCCCGGTGACAGTTTTAAGTGTGACTGTACGCTTTTTGCGCGTCTTGCTACGCCGATTGTCCCTTTTATGGACAATATGTACATCGAAACGTTTTTCTTCTTTGTACCTAATCGGCTTGTCTGGGACCATTGGCAGGCTTTCAATGGTGAGAAGAAAGATCCTGATGATTCGACGGATTATGTGATTCCGACTGTTTCAGGTACGAATGTCCAGAATCAGACGCTTTGGGATTACTTCGGCTTGCCGACAAATGTCGCTCAAGCTTTGTCGGTGAATGCATTGCCGCGCGACT